AGGTAATTAACAGTAAAAGGACAAGATCCAGTGAAACTATTATTAGCAGTTGTAAGAGAATAACCGGGAGTAGTTGTATTTGGACCACTTACAGCAACATTTATAGTTCCAGTATTGATATAAAGACGTAGAAATATATCCGCTTTACGAGTTAGACCAATTGATTGAAGACTTTCAAATACAGTTGATAATTTAATAACCGCATAATCATACCAAACCATATAATTAGTATTAAGGACTTCATAAGTAGGTGTAAAATCATTTTTAAGTTGAGTTATATTAGCAATAGTAGCAGCAGTAGTTCCAAACATTCCATTAACATTTCCAGCGGTAGTATCAGTATAACGACCAAGACGAGATTGAATAGAAGTATTAACGCATTTATCGAATTGATTAGTTGTAAGAGTATTATTATCCTTATTACCTCCTGAAAATGCAGCAGTTGGTACAAATGGACGGTTATTAGTCATTCCATTTCCTGATTTATTTGTAACCGTAGCAGCAGCTGAACCATTATAAACTTTTGATTTCCAATTGTCAGTTTCAGTCATACCAATAGAATAACCAATGGTTTCAAGATCACCAGTGCCCATTTCGCTTAACATTTGAAAGTGTTTTGCGATGTTGAGATATGGTTGAACGTCTTCAACTGTTTTTCCGTTAATTGTTAGGTCTGCCTGATGAATTAAATGAATGAAATTATTTTTTAATGATAGTAAATTGACATTACCAGCAACAGGGCTTCCTACAGCAAGAGTTCCAGCTACAGCAGTAGAACAGGCAGCAACCATTACTATTGGTAAAACTACGAATAAATCATTACAATCTGTAAATCGTGAAGAATTATAAATAGAGCTTAAATCGAATTGAACCAAAGAAAGACCATTATTAGTATATACACCTGAATTGATATCATTTACATATGAATTATATTGTTTATCGGTATAAGGTGAATATTCACCTTCTGATTGAGGATGCATTGAGCGTTCATACTCATAATTATCCGTCATATATTTATGCTTTCTAATATTAGAATGAGAAAATAAATATATAAGCGGGGCTCCTCGCTTATGAAAATAAATATATTTGTATATTATAAGTATTAATATAATTTGATAATGGTTAAACTGGGTTCAGCCATAAAAAATCAAGTTGCTAAGGGTCAAGAAGAAAATGATATTATTAAAAGGAATGCGGATTATTCATTAAATGCTTTTATTACGAAAGACAATAAAAAAAATATGCGTCAAGCACCAACTAAAATTAAATATGGTAAGAATTCATTATTAGATAAGATTATATCATCAAGTTTAAATGAAAATGCTATTAATAAACAATTAGAACAAATATCATATTCAGCAATCAACGGACAACGCCAAACCGAGGGAACATATAAACCTGAAGGCGTTCAAATGTTAGGGCAATTAGGACGAGAAAAACCATTAGAAGCAATAACTAAAGAAATGATAAAAGAGTATCAAGAAGAAGATCAAAGACCATTTATGGTAGATGGAGAAGCACGACAATATGCAAAAGCAGATTATCAACCGATACTTCAATTGCCTCAATCATTAGACGATATAAAGGATGATATGAAAAAAATTTATAAAAATAAAGTAGCAACTGCAAAGACTATAAAAGATGCTGAGGAATATTTAAAAACTGCTTTTGAATATTATAATGGTGTATTAAGAGATATAAATGTTTTTGGTATGACTGATGCTAAACGTAAAGAAAAAGAACAAACTGAACGGCATATTCGTCAAGAGAGAATGAAATATGACCAATTAAGAAATCAAATGGATGTATATGAATATGAAATTAAAAGACTATTTGACGAAGGAAAAGAAATTAAACGTTTAAATGCTTTAATACCTGAAAAAAATCGTGAGGAAGTAGCAAAATACGAGCAATCATTACTTCAACATAATAGAAATAGATTAAATATTCAACAACAACCAAACGAAAGCGAAATGGAATATTATCAACGCTTACGAGAAATTGAAAGAACTAAAATGGATCCGGTATTATATAAACAATACTCAATAAATAAGGTCTCAAAAGAGTTAAAACCAAAATTAGGAAATCTATTTAAAGACGAGGGACAAATTGAAGAAGTAATCAAATCATTATCTGAAAGTGATAAATTTATTGTTAATAAAAATTTTGATAGAGTTGAAAAAGATTTTATTGATAAATATGGTTATAATCCATCAATGAATACTAAAATGGCAATAAATGCAATATTAGATCCTTTTGCATCTAGTTCATCTAGAATAAAAGATTTAATTAAACGCAAAAATGCCCAAGATTTATATATACCAGATTTAAAAAAAGAACATCAACAACAAGCATTTCAAACTTTAAAAAGTGTATTTAAAAGGAAAACAATTGAACCAAAATATGCAAAAGATCTTGATAAATATAGAGATGAAAAAGATAAAGAAGTTCTTGCTGAACAAGCAAAAAGAGTAGAAGGTATGGAATTAGCTCGTAATAGACAACAACAAAGAATGAATGATATACTAATTGAACGAGAAGCAGCAGCACAACAAGCGGCAGCAGCAACTAATATACAACGAGTATTTAGAGGAAATGAAGGAAGAATTAATGCTGCATTAGTTAGAAATCAGAATAGAATAAATGCTCGTAATGCTGTAAGACAAAGAGCAGCAGAACAAGTAGCAGCAAGAGAACTTTTAAGAGGAATAGAAGGTCAAGCACAATCAGATTTAATAAGACTACCACGTCGCGAACCTTATGCATTTATTAATCCAGTTCCAGAAAGAGTTTTATCTCAAAGAGAACAGGAGGCAATAGAAAGAACAAGAGCTAATGAAGAATTATTAAAATTTCAAACAGCTGAACGAGATAGAAATAGACAAAATAGACAAGCAACATTAATTCAGAGTGTATTAAGAGGTCATAAAGGAAGAAATAAATTTGAACAGGATAAAATAGATAGATTAGTTCAATTATCAATGGAAGCACAACAACGGGGACAAATGCAAGAACCTTTATATTTTTATACATCACCAGAAGTATCACCAACATCATTAACAGCACTTTCAGGAGCTACAACAGTAGCGGAACAAATGCGTTCAGGACTTCGCAAACCAAGAAGCGATTTAGGAGGTGAAAGAGGACCATCTAAAAAAACTTTAAAAAAAGAACTACAAAAACAATTAGATACAGAATTTTATGAAACACTTACACCAGATGAGCTTAATTATTTTAATAGTAAAAAACGAATAGGTGGTAAAACAGTTACAACTATATTAAATGAAATCAGAAAACAAAGAGAAGGACCAAAAGGTTCAGGATTTAGAAAACCGCCTAAAAGACAGGTTAAAATAAATCCAGAAGAAAAAAAGAAGAATAGACTTCAATTAGTAATAGCACAAATTAAAGCTGGAAATACTAATCCTAAATTAATATTAGAAGTCAATAAATTATATAAAAGTTTATATGATATTGATAATGCGTTTATGATGTTAAAATAAGAAATTATTAAATCCACATCTTAATATTTTAGAACTGTCAGTCGTTTTTAAGTCGATCAATAGAAAGCCTAATGGCTGAGATACGCAATAATGATAATATCTTTCAATTTCTTGTGGTGTAAAATGATCGCTTAATCCGTGATTACTAATAATTCGTTTAATACTAACTTTATCATTTATTTTAAAGCAAAAGATATAATTGCAATTTCTACTAATAATTTTAGGGACTGATGTATAATTTTGAGATATATAAACAGTTGTGAATCCAAATTTGCGAGAACTAATTGCATAGTCTTCTAATATTTTCATTTGCTTTTTTGATAAACAGATAAAATCATCGAATACTATTAATTTACTTATTTTTTTGTCTTCATCGTCAAATGATTGAACTGGTGGAACTTCATTCACATCATTTATTAATTCTACTTCTGGTATTTTATTTTTCAAATATTGATATAAGGGCTCATCAGTGGTTGAAAATGAACAAATGATTATTTGCTGGTATTCTCCGGATGATTTTTCAATATAATTCATTAATGCATTACTTTTACCAGTGCCAGATGATCCAATCATAAGTATTCGAGAATTTTTATCTATCATATGATTTTTATATCCTGTTGGTTGTTTTTGCTTGTCTTTTGGTAATAGACTATAAAAATTGGTTAAATCACTCATTCTATTATATAACTATTATATATAAGAAAATAAAAAAAAATAGGGATTCACACTAAATCGGTATTGGAAGTATTTCAATATCTTCACCTTTAAAAATTGCTTCTTGATTGATATTTATAAAATTTCGTAGATATTGACGATATTCAATGATTTCATATCGTTTCTCATCACTAATTGGAAAATCTGATAATAAATATTTGTCTGTTAATTGTAAATATGAATTGCGTGTATTGCGTTTTAATTCTAATCTCCAATATTCCACTACATCATCAAAATTCTCTATGATATTATTCATAAGGTTTCTTATATATACTAACTATAAAAATTAATTCTTAAACTTGTTGAAGTTGTGTATGAGATTGTGGGATATACTATAATATATTTAGCATTAGTTCCATTCTCAATAAACTCTTCAACGGTCATAGTTAAACCATAATAATTTGATATAGATGCTACAATACCACCATTATTATATATTATTCGTCCGTGCCAACACGTATAATTTGGTGCTGGATGTGATGCGGAAAAATGAACCATACAATTCGCAAATGATGAAGCATCAATAAAAAATCCAAAATATGTAATTAATGAACCTGATTTTACTTTACTACCATAAGAAATAGATGTCCCGCTTGAATAATAATTTGCTCCATAAGTCGTTATTGACTTTAAAATATTTATACCAGTATTAAAAAATTCTATTACTCTATTCCCATCATTATTAAATAAATGTCCTCCTCCTGATGTTGCATAATGTTCTATCCGACCACTAAAACCTGCTCGTTGATATCCACTTATAACAATTCTTGTATTATTAGTATCATCTACATTTTTTGTTCCTATTAATGAATAATCAGTACTATCATTTGATATTCTTAATCTTGCCCCGTCTCCAACTTGAAGAATATTAGTTGGTATGCTTGCTGTTCCTATTCCTACTTTTGTTGCTAATGCTGGTTGTGAAAATTCAGCATAAGTATTATTTATTGTAAGAATGATATTATTACCACCGAAAAAACCTAATTTAATACTTTGACCCGTATTTTGATGATATATATTCAAGGGTGCTACATTTGCTGAGCTTAAAAAAAGACCTGTTTTATCTATTCTTAATCCTGAATTATCTAATGCCCCGAAATAACCATATGTATTAACGTAAAAACTTCCACCCTCATCAATTCTCGCTCTTTCATTTGATCCATTTGTATAAAATTTAATATGACCAACTCCGTGAGTGAGAATTGATATATTACCAGTATTTCCAGCAGTTGGATTTTGAGCCATCCCCATATCTTTATTTGGTAATGTTTGATAAATTGAATTACCACCATCATCAGCATTAATTCTAAAACCTCCTAAATTAGTATATCCTGTTACTTGAAGGGCATAATTACCATTCCATCCTGCTGTTTGTACAATATCGACTAAAGGTTCAGGATATCCAGATGAAGAACCGCGAATAGTCAATTTTGTATTTGCTGAAGTTGGAGTTGCTGTTCCTATTCCTACAGCTCCATTATTATCTATAAACATTCTTTGTGTCAGTCCTGTATAAAATTTATGACTTCCAGCGGATGAAGTCCCAAGCCATAAATTATTATTTTCAGTTCCTAATGCAATTGGTGATTGTCCTGTGATAGCTTCAGTTAAAATTAGTTTAGTTCCAGGACCTCCAAATTGTCCAATATCTGGTGGTCCTGATGTTCCATTATTTATAACTGCTTTTCCATTAACATCTAATTCTACACGTGCAGTTCTTAAAATACCTAAAAAACCATTGAGAGTTCCTCCAATTATTTTTAAATATTTAGAATTTGCTATTGCTTCTGTTAAATAGGTTGCTACAGTAGAAAAGAAACTAGAATTATAATTAATACCACTAAAATATGGATTTGGTGGTATTTGCGAACTCATTTTTATGTTCTATTCTATTATATATAGATAATTTTAATTATTTTTCTTCTTAGTAACCCGCGGCATATAATGCTCCTCCAAATTGTGCTCGTCTATTTGCATCACGTGTGGCACGTCCTCGTGCTAATGCTTCTAATTGTGCTGGTGTTGCTTTACGTCCAGTTTTTCTACGTGGTTTTTTACCACTTGCTAAAATATTGGCAGCACGTTTAGCACGTCCTAATGCTAATGCTAGGCGTTGTTTTTCAGTTGCTGGTACTCCTTTAAGTCCTAATCCGCTTATTGGTTTTAGTCTATTAGCATCACGTTTAGCTCGTCCTATTGCTAATGCTGCTAATTGTGCAGGTGTTGCTTTACGTCCAGTTTTTCTACGTGGTTTTTTACCACTTGCTAAAATATTAGCAGCACGTTTAGCACGTCCTAATGCTAATGCTTGACGTTGTTTTTCATTTGCTGGTACTCCTTTAAGTCCAAGACCTTCAATTTTATCTTTAATAAAATTTCCTCCTAATTCTAATGATTTATCAACTGCAAATTTACCAGCAGTTTTTGCGAGATTAACTGCAGCTTGTTTTGCGAGATTTTCTAAAAATCCAGCTCCCATACCTCCTCCATAATTTTTTTTCATTCCTAAACCAACCATAGATGCTAATTTTCCAGCGGTTGGATGAACTAATCCAACAAGATCACCAATTATTCCGCTTCCTTGTTTAGCTATTTGTTCTTGATTTAATTTAATTGTTAATGCTTTACCTTTACTGGTATTATGATTAAATTTATATTTTTGTTCTTCTGTTAAATTAATAGTATGTGCTGTTCCTCTTTTAACACGAACATTTTTACCTTTTAATAGGTTATTTAATTGAATTTTGGATAATTTGCCAATTGATGTCTCATAATACATTATTATTATTATTATATTTCTATATATAGGATATAAAAAAATAAAAAATGACATTAACAACAACAAATGATTTACAATTAAAAGAATATGCTGAAAAAATGGGATTACCATTATTAAACATTCTTATGAGAGATGAAATGGATGAAATAAATAAAGATGGATTTTATATAATAAATCTTGATAATAGTAATGGTACTGGCACACATTGGACATCTCTTTTTTATCATCCTTTAAATAGTTATTATTTCGATAGTTATGGATTTGTAGCACCGTTAGAAGTTGAACAGAAGATAAAACCATATATATATAATGATGCTGATATACAGGATTTTAACAGTAAAGCGTGTGGATATTATGCTTTAGCATTTATAAAATTTCTTAACGATAAAACAAATAAAGAAGTTGCATTTAAAGAGTTTTTAAGACTATTTAAAGACAATACAAAAGAAAATGATGATATACTAAAAAAATATTTAAATTTAGCTTAACGGATGAATTTTAATCCACCACCTCTGCTACCTTTACTTTTCTTTTTAGCTTTTGAATTAATGCTAACATTACGAACTAATCCTAATAGATAATTATCCATATTAGAGCTAGATCCAACACCAGAACCATAAGAACTATAACCACATCCAGCAGCACCACGACCATATTTATATTTATAAGGTTTAAAGCCTCTAGCACCATAAGCAAATAATGCTTTCTTATACATTCTATTATAAGGATGATATTTTATTTTGATGCTATTAAAGATTTCTTACGAAATAGAAGAGTTAAAAGAATATTGGGGTCATTTAAATAGATTATATCATTATTTTGGTCTGTAAGTGTTATTATCATAGATGAATAACTGCCTTTCGTAAGTTTTACGAATTTTTCAACTGATGGTTGATAATTGATATTTTGTCCAAATGTTGCCCCCTGAATTTGAAAGGCATCTAAAATATCACTTGGACTAACTACAGGATTATTCACGAGACTGCAATGAACAATTATAGAATTCACTATTGATGCAACTGGTGGTTTTTGAGTTGAAAGAACTGAATAATTGGTTGTTCGAGGCAGTGTTGGTGGATATTGTCCAACGGTAAAACCTAGATAATTATTAAAATTTGCTGGTATATGTAAATGTGGTGTTCGATCACTTGTAAATGTTGAATATCCAATCCAATTTGCAGGCTGCGACCATCCAACAGGAAGAGAGCGAGGAACGGTATATAATAGAATTTGAATAGAGTATGATGATTGATTAACATAAAAAGCATAATAATAAACATTATTACCAGTCGCATCAATTAAATATAAACCATTAGTAATTGCAAATTGTTGCATATATGTATTAAAATCTTCAATAGTATAAAAACCATCAGGAATAACAACATTAAAAGTGGTATAAGATCCAGCAGCTGCACCGGTTGGAAATTGTAATGTAAATTTATTATTGTTATATGCTGATGTGATGTTAAAAATAGAATAAGGGATTTGGGCACTACTTAACATAACCTCAAAACCGTAATCGATAGAAAAACCACCACCAATAAAATTATATGTATAAGTGCCATTTGTATTTGGATTGCTTAAATTACCACTATTGATGACCAATGTGAATGAGTCTGACATTTTCTTATATTATATATAGATTATAAAATAATAACTATCCATTCCAGGTTAAAGCAATACTTAGATTATTTGGGCTATAAATGTTCT